AGTTCAGGTCTGTGATTCCCGATTGCGTGCTGGAAATTGACTGCTCTAAATTTTCCTCAGCTTGTCCCAATTCGTCTTGTAGCCTTAATTGTTCTTTGAGAGTATTGAGTACAGCCGTTCCCTGTTGAGAGCGGTTCTCTGCAATTAAGCGGTCAATGGTGGCCGTGTTTTCAAGATTAACCCCCATATCCTCTGCCTGTTGCCGAAGTTCCGTTAGCACGTCAGCAAAGTCAGGTTTAGTTAAAATTTCGTTCACCGCTCCCAACTGGTCACGCAGAAAAACTATCCTTGCCTCTAAGGTATCTTGTTCAATTTCCTCAAGCCCTAAGTCTCTCGCTTGACTCCCTAACCCCGCCGTCCTTGCCCGACGGATAAATTGAACTCTGGCATTAGTAGCGTTGCGCTGTAGAGTCTCGTTGAAATAGGCCGCCTGTTCGTTAAGATTTCGTAGAGCCAAAGTCAGCGCGTTGACGCTTTTTTGCAAATTTGACATTAAATCGTCAAACGCAGTCGAGGTCTTATCAATATCTTTTAATCTATGCTCTAATTGCGCTCTAAGTGCTTTTTCTGCCTCTTCTGTAATTCCCCGTCTCGCTACTAATTCATCTAAGGTTTTTAGCTGTTTTTCAATTCTAGCCTTGCTGTTTTGCAAGGCTGTTTCAAAATTAGCTGTAACATCAAGCCTTTTATCTCTTTCTTCTATAAGTTTTTGCTGTTCTTTAATTGCCGCTTCATAGCGTTTTTTATCCCCCGCAGGGATGTTAAATTGTCTAGATCGAGCTTTAGCTAGTTCTTTGTCAAGCTCACGAATTTCTTTAATAGTTTTTTCAACATTAAATTGTTCCATAAGATTACTATCTACCTGAGATAGCAACCCTCCTACATTTTCCTGAAAATTAGCAAACTCTTGCTGTCCTAGAGTTGTTAACATAGGTTCAAAACCTAAAGCTTTATCAATGTTGTTTAAAGACTGCCTAGCACCCTCTAAATTAAAACCAGTATCCCATCCTAAAATATTCCAGTTTCGAGAGGTTACGATTTCTTCTTCGGTTTTAGGTAACTCTTTAGGTATAGTTTGAGTTGCTTTGCCCACATTGTCTAAAGCTTCTTTTAATCGATTAGCTTCCTTAGTTGCTTCTTCAATATCTTTTTTCAACTCAGGGAACGCATTATTAGAAAGAACATAAATCGCCGCTCCCACAGCATCAAAAGCGAGAGTAAGTAAAGCAAATTGCCCTAAGAATATTAACAGTTCTTTGTAAATAAGTTTAAAAGCTGCCACCGCTATTCTAGCCAATACAGATAGAACAGCTTGTACAGATTTCAAACCTCCTAAAAATTTTGCTAACTCTATAGATATTTTAGCAAAATCAATAAATAAAGCCGCCGAGAAAATACCGAGGTAACGAACGACAATCGGAATAATTTCGCTGATTTTTTCAATTGCCGCCGCAAAAAAGTTAAAGAAGGTTTTTGCGGGAGCTATCCACCCCTCAAAACTTCTTTGTAGATTAACGATCGCATTTTGGAACCGAGTTAAAGCTTGAGCCGTTGTCTCGGTTCCCCCCGCAATTTTGGCATTTTCCGCCTCATAAAGAGCCGCAACTTTGGGGAACACATCCTCAGCCATTAACAAGCCGTCGCCCATCATTTCACTTAATTGCGCTGGATTAACCCCCATCGATCGAGCTACTGTAGATTCAAAAGCCAAACCTGGGATCTCGCCCAGCTGGCCACGCACTTCCTCGGCGGACAATTTTCGCTTTGAGATCGCCTGGTTAATTGCCGCAAACATCCGCCCCTGTTCTTCATTAGATAAGCCGCGACGAGCGGCCGTTTCTTGAAAAACACTAAATATTCGATCCGCTTGTTTTCCTTGCAATACAGTGTATTTTGTTACTGCCAAAAAGCCTGTATAAGCCTCCTCAGCCGTTTTTAATTCAACCCCTAATCTTTGCGCTTCCTCTCGCACAAAAGCTAATCCTTTAGCTCCGGCTTCGGCACTTCCAGTCACCGAAGTTAACGCTAATCGCATTGACTCTAATTCCAAAACAGCGCCAAAAGAAGCATCACCTAACGCAGTAATTTGACCGACTAAAAGCTCAAAAATATTATTTAAGGCAACCCCCGCCGCTAGTCCTAAAATTAAATCTTTCAATTCCGCAAAAATCGGGAAATCTTGTTCAATTTGGGCAACAAAATCATTAAAGCCCTGTTGAGCATTACCAATAAAAGCAGAAAAACTATTATCAACTGCGGTTAACGCTTGATCAATAGGTGTATTGATCGCTGATTGTATTGCTTGAACTCCAAGATTAAATCCTTCTACAACTTTCTGACCAATTTCCTCAAAAACCCTTGACGGTGACTGAATACCTAAACGTTTTTCAGCTTCTTTAATCACCTGTTCGCTTAAAGTTTCGGCAGCGATGCCCGCTTCCCCTATTTTACTTTCAATCCCTTGAACAAACCCATCGCCTACGCTTTCCCCCATTTCTAACGCACGATCCGCTTCACGCGCAAGATTTGTTAACCCCGTTTTAGTGCGTTTATTGCCAATAGTTTGCCGTTGTATTTTCTCAACAGCTTTTCTTTCTTTTTCTAATTGTTTAGCTAAATCACTATCAGGTTCAATCTCTTGAATCAAATCATCGTAAATCAGCTTAAGGGTTTCCGTAGCACCGACAATAGTTTCCCCAACCTCAAAAGCTAAATCTTTATTGCCATCAGCAATAGCTTCTTTAAACTCTTTAACTTGTTCTTTAATTTCGCTAAAAGATTGTTGAGTAACTTTTAGCTGGTCTTCTCGGTTTAATCCTTTAAACTTTTTATACTGCTGAGAAGATTGGATGTGGTTTAAAGTGTGCTGCTTGTTAGATGTTTTTAAAGAATCTAAATAAGCAACATATTTAGCATAAAGACTATTATTTATTAATTCTTTAGGTTCTTGTTTTTTAGGTTGGTTGCCTGGCTTTTTAGACCCAAACATATCACCTATAAGCTTAGCGATCAATCTACCAGCCTTAACTAACCAGCCAAGAATAGGAATATTTTCTAAGCTATCCCAAAAACTTCCTATTGCTTCTTTAACCTCTTCTTCGCCTTCACCTAAACCCTGAACAAATCCAGCCACTGACTGTTGAGCCATTCTTCTAAATTTTTTAGACGGTGACTGAATTTCTAAATCGTTTTTAGCTTTTTCAATAACTGAATCAACTAATTCCTCAGTAACATCAATTGCGTCAGGTTTATTGCCCTGTACTCCTTGAACAAAACCTTCTATAGTGTCTTTCCCAAGTTTGTCAAAAGCACTGCCAGATTTTTTACCTAAACCGAATAACTTGCCAAGTAGCTTTTTAATTGAAGCAATCATGCTTTCGCTTGCATTCTTGCCAGACTCCTCAAGCTTTACTTGTTCAGCTTCAAAAGCTACGGCAAAACCTTTATCTCTGACAAATATCGAATCATAACCCTTTTTCTGTAAAAGCTTAGTTTTATCTCTGTGATACTGTTGATATTTTTCCCCTGTGGGATCCTCTTGAGAAAAAGGATCAATCAATTCGCCTCTTTTTTGTGCGTGTTTAATGAAGTTTTGATAGCCTTTTTCGGTAACGATAAAAGGATTTTTGACATTCAATCTTGCCTTTAATACCTCTGGACGACGATGCTCCGAAGCGTAGCTTTCAGCTTCGCCAAGTTTATCAGTCAAGTAAAATCCCTTGCCATAAATGGCATCTTGAACTCGATCCACGTCAATCCCTTGCTGTCGAATTGATTTGGCTCCTGCTTTACTTGTTCCGTGATAGAAATCCATATTAAGGATTTCTTGTATTTTCTTATTAATAGCCGATTTGGCAGAATCAAGGGATTTTTCAATCCCAATCTCAAACCCTTCCCCAGAACTTTCACCTAACTTCTCAAATTCCTTAGACGGCGAAGCAATACCTAATCTTTTTTTCGCTCCCTCAATCGCTGATTCTGCTAACTCTTTTCCGCTATTTCTTACCTTATTTAACTTTTCTTCAATCCCTTTAATAAACCCTTCGCTGGTTTCCGTGCCAACCAGGTGCATTAAACCAGTTTTAGCCGATCCTGCTTTTTTAGGCTGTCCTTTTAAAACTTCGTTTTGAATGCTAGTTAAATATCTTTGATTTGCCTGAATTGATTTAGTGCCACTAAGATCAGACGGGACAGCTTCCAGTAAATCCTTGTAAACTTTTCGGGTTGACTCTACTAACGCTAAAACGTTTTCACCAATTTCTAAAACAAGCTGACTATCCCCTTCTTTAATTGCTTTTCTAAATTCTTTGATTTGTTTGACGACATCAGCTTTATAACTTCCAATCGCTTCTTTTCGCTCAGGAATCGTTAGATTTTTGTAATCAGGAATAATGCCCTTAACTGTTTCTTCTGCCTGTTTTTGAGCATCTTGAACCAATTGATCAAGGTAAACAATGTATTGATCAATTAAAGTTACTGGATTGTCAGTCAACCCTGCTGTTTTCTTGGCAAAGTCATAGGTTTTAGTGCGAATATTATCAAAAAAGCCTAAGAAACCATTACCAATGCCCACCACTGCCTTAGTGGTTTCATCAACGCTTTTATCAATACGATTAAATAAATTCTCAACAGCATTAATCGCATTTTTACGTTTTTTATCGAAACGCTTTTCTCGCTCTAATAATATTTGCTCATCAGTTAATTTCTTAGGAGCGATCGCATACGGATCGTATCTATCCAAGGTTTTGTTAATTGTTCCAGCAACTTTTCCAGTAATTGGGATTTTTACTCCACGGGCAAATAGATCGCTCCCCGCTCGCTCGGCCAAAAATGGTGCAACCTGTCCCCTAACCGTGCCGTCTAGCACACCTTGCTTAATCACCTGATCGGCAATAAAATTTCGCACCTCAGCCGGCAACCCTGGCGCAATCATCCCCGCTACTCCCCGGCCGCTTGCCTTAGCAGTATCCTGAATCGCTCCGATGCCCAATCCAGTAAATCGATCGCCCAAATACTCCCCTAACAGACCCTCCCCACCCAAAACTTGACCAGCGCCCGTTAACGCTTCCCGAACTGGCATTAACGCGGTCTTAGTTTGATTGTCCAAGAAAGAAGTTGCCACATTACCCAAAAAGCCTTGGGCTGCCACAGATTTCCCCACGGCGTGTAAAGGAGCAGATAAAATCTTGTTTGCTGCTGGCGGTAAATTGGGAATAGCCAAATCGATATTAGGATCGGCTATGGTTTTGATAGTGCGATTAATCCCGTCAGCGATTGCCGTTTCTAACCACGAGGGCATCAAAGCGCCAATCAATTGATTGGCTCCCGTGGCTTGCATCACGTCGTTAATGCCTCGGCCAACCACCGACCCCGTGACATACCCAACGGCGGTTTTACGAAGCGTATTAGGTAAAAACTTTCTATTGTTGCCAAATTGTTGCCAGAATTTAGCCGTAACTGGGGACATTCCTTGTTGCTGAAGCGATCGGAAATTAGAAACATCTTGAAACCCAGTTTCAGCAACCAGTCTCCCGGCTATCCCCCCCAGATACCCACCTAAAGGATCCCCAGTTATTCCACGCCCGATTGTTGCACCCGGAATAGTCCCCAAAAGCCCTGTTATGGTTCGCTTGATTTCTGTGCCTAGATTAGCCCGGAGCTTTTCCCAGAAAAGAATTAATTGAGTTTGGGTTCGTTTGACGAACCCTTGATTTAACTGTTCAACGTCAACCCAAAAGCCCGGCTCAATTTCTATCTCGGTTTGAGCTTTTTCAGCGTCTAAAACCCTGGCTAAAGATTCCCTTAACGTTTGCTGGTAAGTATCAAATTGTCTCGCCAGCGAGGTAATTCCTCCTCCTCTAGTCGCATCGGCTTCAATATCCAAATTGTTGCCGGCACTAGGAGGAAGTTCCACAGGTCCCACAGGAACAATGTCAGGATTGCGATCGGGAGACTGATTTTCGCCTCCGTCAGGTCTTGCCGGAGTATCCGTCCGAGTCGGAACTTGATCAAATTCATTTGGTTTTGTCTCTTGTTGTACTTTGTCAGGTGTTTCTACAATATCCTGCTTAGTCGAAACTTGATCAGACTGGTCATCAGGTTTTGTGTCTTTTTCTGCTTTTTTCTTGCTGCCATCCGCAGAATCTTTAAATTTTTCAAGAAGTTTTTTAAGTTCTTCTTTAATGCTTGCTACATCATCAGGAAGCTCTTCAACAAACTCGTCAATATATTTATTGATTTCTGTTATTTCTTTAATAAATTTAACAAAAACCGCTGCTTTATCTCCCTCAAAGGTACTAGCTCCTTTTAAATCTTCTTGTAATTTTACTAATTTTAAAATTCTAGGATCAACAACGCCTTTAAGAGCTTTGGCTCCTAAAGGTTTAGATAGTGATTTAATTGTTGCGGGGTTAGCCAAATATTCAGGGAATTGATGTTCTGTGGTATCACTAAACCCCCGAAAATTTAATGCAGTTGCTTGATCTTCTTCAATAAATTTATAATACTCGCCTGTTCTGTCAGTAGTCCCCATTACTCGCTTAAAATTGCGGTTTTTCTTGTATCCAATCCCAAGATTCGGCGTTCCTGCTCCAGTTCCCTGAATATCAGTAATTCCCATTTCTTTGAGAATAGCCAAAGCTTCTTCTACTGCAAACCCACCGCCAGAATATCCAACTACATCAATTGGAGCGTTAGGATTTTTTCTACGCGCATCAGCAATTTTAGCCGCTAATTTTACGGCATCAGGATTATATCCTTTTGTAAAATCTTTTAAACGGTTTTCTGCTTGAGCTTTTTGGGAAAAATAACTTACAATTTCTTCTGTAAAATAAGAAACACCACCGTCTTCTTTGTCAACCCTGTCAAAATTAAAATTTCGTTTTTTAAGTTTTTCTATATCTTCAGCAAATTGAGGATTCTTTTTTATAAAATCAGGAATAGATTCAACAACTTTGCTATAATCATAATCACTTTCAGGATTGTCGACAATTTCAATGTGAGCAGTCTTTCTCCCAAGTGTTTTTTCCAGTTCTCGTTTAACTTGGATTCCGCCTTTGCCTCCAGTTCCCCCAAAACCACCTACAGCAAAAACAATCGGTTTAGTTGAACCCTCAATATTAGTTTCAAATTCTGCATATTTTTTATTAATTTCCGCTAATTTGTTTTTGTGATTTTCTTCTGCTTCTCTTTGCGCTTGTTTACTTTGAACAGTATCCCTAGTTTGTTGACGAATAGTTTCTAATTCCTCATCATATCGTTGATATTCCTTGTCAATTTCTGTGCCTTTTTGAAACTTAATATCTTTAACCATTGCCACGCTGCGTCGTCGCAAAACTGAATCACGACGCATTTTAAAGGCATCTTTAGCAGCTTGTTTAGGATCTGTAATTGCAGTTCCCGCAACTCGTCCGACCCCTTTAAAACTAAAATCAAATTGTTTATTTAAAGACTTTTCGATCCCTTTAGCAAATTGCGCCCCAAATTGGAATAAAATCCCAGCCCCAAAAATCTGCAAAGGATTTCCTAACCCACCCCCAACTTTAATTTTTTTAATCTCAGACCCCAAAGCCTTAGCTAATTGCTGAGAATCTGTCTTACTCTGTTTTTCCCTGCTTAATCCCCCCTTAGTCTCGACAATCACCGATCGAGCAGACAAACTGACAAATCTAGTTTCTAGCCTGACATTTTTAAATTCTAGCCGATCAGGAAATCCAAAATTATTGCGGGTTTGAGAGCGGCTTCTTAGGCTTTCTACCATGCGCTCCAAAATTCTTAACTGAGAATTTTGAGTATCACGGATTACTCGAAAAACAGACAACTGTTTATCGGCTTCAATATTGACAGTTTCCCGTAGTTTCTCCACCGAATTAACAACCGCCTGAAACCCAGAATAATCCCGTGCCACCATTTCCTAATCTCCTAATTCTTTCAATCGCTTCTCGATCGCCTCTTTATTCCCCTGCGCAGCAATAGCAGATTCCAACAGGTTGATTTGTCGTTCCTGCCGTTCAATCTCTACTGCTGCTTCCACAAACAACTTAATCTGGTCATAGGTATATTCCTGGATTTCTGTCCAGGAATGTCCAAACCTGATTAATCTTCCGACCTTGATTCCCCAGTCGTCTCCAGTTGAGCCACGTTTAGCGGTTCTTTTTGAGGCTCTTGTTGGGGACTGATTTTCTTCCCTATCCGGGAGAAAAAATCCATATTCTGATCAATCACTTCAGACAACAAAGCGAAAACCTCATCATAAGTTAGCTCATCAATCTCTTCAGATTTTTTGCCAGAAACAAGGCTCAAAAGCTTAACAATATCGATTAAAACCGAGTAATTGTTTTCACTTTTTTTTAGCAAGAAATTAACAATACCCCCCGTCGTAAGGACAGCTTTGTCTTCCTCAGAATTGCCTATGTCTTCCTCAGAATTGCCTATGTCTTCGCCACCGAGAATAAATTGAACATATTTCTGAATAATTTCTAAAGCAGTGTTAAACTGCTTAAACTTAAACGGCTTAAGAACTAAGTCTCCTATCGAAGTATCAAAACTCCGATCAGGAATTAATACAGAGAGTTGATTTTTTTTGGTAGCCATAAATAATAAAAAAAAGGACGGTTTTGCCGTCCTCGCAATCGCTAGAGTTCAACAAAAAACCATTTTAATTATACCGTAAAAATTCGATACATTCCCCCTTCGTATCCTGTTACTGTTTCTAGCACCGATTCAAACAAAGCATCACCAGTCAGTTCCAAAACCATTCCTGGCATACTATTTTTAATAAAATCCAAAACACTAGCTGGACTAAAGCGAACCTTAAATACTTCCACAACAATTGGATTAAGTTTATCAGCCATGTTTAATCCGTTAAACCTTAGCCACAATTCAGTATTTGTGGCTGTAAAACCGCTAATTCGATTAATAGCGCCAGCAGTGTAAGCACAGCTAACTTCTGAAGCATCAGCAATAGAGCTAGTCTCGGGAATAAAAACTTCTCCAGTTTTGAGATTAACTTGATAATCAGTCCCTAAAACAGCACTTGGTGTGAAACTAGTAAAAGCAGTCACGTTTGGTCGATTTAAAAAAAAGGAAAATCCTTTATGGGCTGTATGGGTTTCGGCGCTAACAGTTCCTTGCGGAACTGTTAAACTTGTCCCAAAAATTGCTAAAGCTAAATTTTCAACGTTGACATTTTCCAACTGCAGTGCTATAGTAGCCATTTGCTGAGTTTCAATGACAAAATCTTTTCTGTTTTTGCCAGACATTGATTCGTTGTGTTCCACTTTTTGGGTTCCAGGTGTAAGAGTAAATCCACCTTCCGGAACATTTCCGACAAATCTACCTTTACCTACTGGACGTTTAGTTGTTGGATTAATTGAATCAAGAAATACTTTACCTTGTCCTAAAAAATAAGTTGATTCCTGTCCTGAGAATATTGATTGTGGTGCTGTCATAAAAAATACCTCTATTTTATTTAAATTATAGCTTAAATTTCGTCGTCGTTATCATCAACATATTCAATTTTAAAAATCGGCTTAGAATTTAAACTGCGATCACTGTTAATAAATTCAATAAATTTATTTAATTTTTTTTCGGTTTTTGCCAATCTATTGGAAACTATCCGAACATCGCTTTTAGCCGTTCCCGCCGTTTGATCAATTTGCTCTCGAAGCTCCTTCAAATGTAATTGGATAAACGCAAAATCTTTTGCAAGTAACTCAAGCTTGTTTTGATTATCTTTTTTTATATCCTCAACACTGTTTTGTAAACGAATAATAAAAACAACAGCAGCGATTAAAATTACCCAATTATTTTCTAAAAATTTACCAATCTTAAAAGTGTCCTCTGTTTGAGTCGTAACTAAGTGTTTTGGCTGACCAGTAGGTGGGTAATAAGCAGGAGTAGTTAAAAACAAGTTTGTGGCAAGCAAAAAAGAAATCATTCTAAAAAATCCCGATATGTAATTTTAAGTATAACTTTAATCTTTAGAGCTTTTTTGCCCTTTGTTTCAAAAATTTTCTCCGTATTTATTATATTAGCTTTTCCTGAATCAATTTGAAATCTATCTATAGTTTTTTCTAAATCTTTTAAAATTTTACTAGAAATTAACAAAAGATTTTCTTCAACATTTTGCTCAATAACACAAATTTCTACAGTTAGCGTTTTTTGGTAAGGATAATTATCCTGAGAAATATCTTCAATAGTATCCTTAAAATTTAATACCGACAAACCATATTCAAAATCAGTATCTTGCCAATAAACAACATTATTGCCAATATTTGTTAAAAACCCATTGACAACTTTTATCGTTCTTAATGCAGTTTGCAAATTTTCTAAAATTACTAATCGCTTGCTAATCATTCTTTTAAATCTAATTCAGTAAATTTACCATCATCAAGAGGCCGAATCCCGACTATTTTATAAGTGTTATCTTCAATTTCCAACTCTGATCCATGATTAAGATTAAGATTAATTACATCTTCACTTTTAGCCGTAGCAATTAAAGACCTTCCTTCCATGCCAATATCCATCCGCGAGTGAAATTGATCAAATAAAACCAAAAAAGAGTTACTGTTATTATCTATGGCAGTAACTCCAAAATCTTGCAAGAAAGCATCAAAATTTTCTATCATTATTGATACCAAACTAAAGACGAACTTTTTTCTTCCTCTTGATCTGTTTCCTCTTCATCCTCAAATTCTTTTTCAACGACAACAGAGTTATCAGATTCAAGAGAAACATCTTTAGAGACGGGTGCAACATAAGGCAATATATTTGGCTCATGAAAAGCTCCTAACACAGAAGGCAACTCAACCACGTCGCCCTGAAAATAACAGCGATTTTCGTGTTCGATCGTGCGGTCTGGTTTAACTTGATACACTGGCATTTTTAAGCTCCTTTTTATTTTCTGGAATTAGTTCAACCATGTGTTTAACTTGATCATATTGCTTAGGAGTTAACTCGATTTCATTTCCCCCTTCGTAATACTGCCGAGAGTTGCCTTGTTGCAACTCTACAAAAAACTTATCTCGAACTCGATATTTAGTAGTCATAGGTTTAAAGAGTAGTAATCATGTCGGTAATAACAGCAAAAGATTCAGGGTTACGGATGTTAATGTCAATTGATTGCATACAACGCACTTCAACACTTCCCGACGGGAAAACATTAGAAGAATAAGGATTTGCCAACACCTCAAAAACACCCCATTCTCCAATCAATAGTTGTGGCCAATTCCCCAAAATTAAAGCACTTAAATTTGTGCCAGTGCTTTTAATTAGATTAGCAGGAATTTGATTAGTGACATAAAAAGGATATCCGCAAAGAGTATTTCCAGGTTCTTTTAACAAAAAATTCCCTTCGAGTCCGCCTGACTGAATAGGAGTGGTCATCAACTTTGACATCACTTGCGGATTGGTTAACCAAGCCGTCCCCCCCAGATTAGCATTATCAATTTCAATTTCTCGAATTAAACCGACAATACTGCCCCACGTTGGCTGTCCGCCGGCTGCGCCTAAAGCGATCGAACCGACTCCAGTGGTATTTAAAATCCCTCTTGGCTGATTACTCAATCCAGTGCCAGAAATAGCCGCCGTATCAATAGCTAAAGCAATAATCCGCGCAAAATCATTTCTGATAAAGGACTCAATATCAATACTCGATTGCATCATCATTGTGCGAGTATATCGAGATAAAGCCCCAACCGTTTTCATTCGCAAAGGAATCTGTTTAAAAGTTCCCTCCGATTGAGTCAAATCATTTCCTTCCCCAATCCAGTAAGAGGTGGCCGCCGTTGCCTGACCAGGTATATCGACATTTCCGACCAAGCCAGAGATCATGGATGCGCCCAACTGCATCACCATGGCCCTATTTCGGAGGAGGTCGATAAATTCTTGCTCTAGTAAGTCAGTTTGCACGGTGAACCCACCAGTAGCGTTAGCACCGACGGCATAGGTTGCGCGTTGCTGCAGATTAGCCTTAACGCGCAGGTCTCGCACCGGCATAAAAAACCCGTTAGTCGGCCTACCTAATTTTTTAGCAATTTCGTTGCTGCATTCCATCTCAAAACCAGCATCTTTAGTCATGCCAAAAGCCACAGCATTAATTGCTCGAACTAACGAGTATTGACGCTGTTCTTTGTCCGATAAATCTAAAGAGGTATTGATCGCTTTTGCCACTGGTTTTTGATAATTCTCCATGTTGTCTAAAAAAGTTTTTCTGGCAATACTTAATTCCGTGCCATCCTCGATCAAACCCCTAGCCAATTCAGGCATTCTAAACTTTTCCCCCATTGCCGAGATTTCTCTCGTTCGCTGTAACTCTTCATTCCGGATATCTAAAGCAGTTTTTTCCATGATTACTCTTGGGTTTTCTTTTATTATACTCTCTGAAACGGATCTACCAACTCCCACAGTCGGATCCGCTGGAACACTAACTAAGGATATTTCATAAGGAGTCCATCTTAGGCCAAGAAAAATACAATCTTCTTTCCCTATTTCTTCTATTTCTTCGTATTCTTCCACAGAATACAAAAAAGAAGCATTAGTAACAATTCCATCGGTCACATCTTGCCTGTATTCAGCAATACTAGATTTTTTGCTCCATCTTGCTTCACAGTAAGCTTTTTTGTTTTCAACCCACACCCGCTGGATTTTACCCAGAACGATATTTCGATCATGGTTCCAAAGCAGATTCATTCCCGCTAATCGTTCTAGATTCATGCAGCCTTCATCATGAGACAAAATCTCTTTATAAAAGTACATATCTACGGGATATTCAGATGACCACGAAAAAGTAAAAACGTCTTCGTCGCCTTCTGCTTGGCTTTGAATCGGATTAATTGAAGTATCCCTAAAATATTTAATTCCCGTTTCTGGTCTTTTTTGCATAAACTCTCCTACTTTACTCTATTAATTTATTTTATTACAAATTATTATTCTAAATAAATATCATACATCTGTTATTAAAGGTGGGCGATTTTTAAAAGGGTGATCTGTAATCAACCTTGAAAGTAAAAGCCCCTGCCATCGATGTGCGAAATAACCTTCTATCTTCTGAATATCTAATATTGTCCAATTGGTAAAAATTGCTATTTCAGTAAAGCGAGAAGCGGATGCAAGAAGATTATTATCGCGCTGACCCAAGCATAGCACAGACGTAATATTGTCTTGGCGAACGGGCGTAGCTTGTACGGCTCTCCCATTTAAGTGCGCTCGCGTCACGTTGTTACCGCTCTCCCCGTAAGCTCCGCCGATAATGCAATTATCGTAAAAAGATTGGGGTGTACCAGTCGGCGTATCGGCATACGTATGGCCGTCGTTGTTGATGGCTCTTATTGATCCATTAAAAGACAAATGAAGCTCTTGGCAGTTGAAATTAGTTCCATCATTTCTTGACCAAGCAAATGGAGGTTGAGAATTATTATTTGGATATCCAAAAACGGCAAAAATCGCTATATTTTGTGGTAAGACATTAGTTGTTAATAAAGAGTCATTTAATCCGTCAAAAGTAATAGAAGGTCGTCCTGCAAAAATGTCAGTAATAGGTCGTTTTCCTGCTGTTGGTTGAATCCAATGATTGTTTTGTCCGCTCAAATCATTCCATCGTGATACAGCATTATCGACGAGAGTAATAGTTCCACTAAGAGAGGCATCCCACCAACCCAATAATTTAATACCAAGATTAGTAGGTGTCCATAGAGGACTAGCATTAATTATTAGCATTAATTAAAAACCGCAGACACTTTGAGAATATTTTGATTCAACAATTGAGTCAACAGATTTTCGTCGTTGAATTGTTCTGTCACTGCCTGCAAAATATCCGATTCAGAAATCGGATTTAATTTATCTCCAATATTAATAGAAAGCGTGAGTCTTGGAGTTTCTCCAAAGACTGCTGCCGTCATTCCCAATTTAGCGACATTTAGCTTAACATAAGGATTAAAAACAATCATTTCTGATAGAATTTTTTTGTAAGCATAAAATCGGACAGATTTATC